CCTCTTCCACTATCTACTTTTCCTACGGGCCTTATTTTCATTCCGTTTTTTGAAACGGCTTGAGGAGCCTGTCTCATATCCATATTAATGTTTTTAGATTTTCTTGAAACATTATCTACGGCATTTGAAACACCTTGTTCATAAAAAAATTGAGCAAACTTTTCTGGGTTCATTGCAACTGATAAAGCTTTATGATAGCCTTTTACATCAGAAATTAAACCTTTGTCATCCGTGTACTTGTTAATAAAAGTAGAAATGTCTTTTTGAACATTTTTAATTTCTTCAGCAGTACCTGGTTTATAAGTAAAATTATTTTCACCAACCTTGAAATCAAAACCTTTGAATTCATTGTTAAAAACCTCATTGGTTTTATTTAAGAAATAATTGTACCTCTTTTCGTTTTGCTCTTTAATAGATTTAGATTCATCAAGATAACTTTTATAAGCATTTAAATTTTCTTTTTGATCAGCAGATAACCCATCCCCACTTGACTCAAGAGGAACTTTATATTTATCTTTTTGTTCATTCAAAAACTTTTTAGCTTTCGCAAGTTCTCGTTTTTTTGCTAGCTTGATTTTCTTAATATCTTTAGGATCATCAATCTCATCATCAAAATCAAATTTATCTTCAATAATATCTTGAATATCTATTGCGTCCAAACCTTCTTCAGTTGCCGAGTAATAACTAGCTAGTACAGAATTGTCATCCATAGAATCATAGTCTTTTTGCAAATTGTAAAAATCCTGTATGTTTCTACCGGTTTCTTTTTTGTACTTTAAATACGCAGATACATCTTCAGGCAATGGTTCGTTTGCCTCTTTTTCCGCAAACAATTCATCAACTGAATTTATATCTTTGTTATATCTATCTTTAATATAAGAAAGAACGTTGTCATCATTTAACTCTAATGACGGAGTTTTATTTTCTACTACCCCTTCTTTTTCAGGTTCGATAGTTTGTTTTTCTTCTTTGACCTCTACTTTTTCTACTACATTTTCCTCTTTTGGAGTGTCGTCAAACTTTTCTTCATGCTGTTTTAAAAGCTGCTCTTCAATTTGAGCTGTGGATTTTTCTTCGACTAATCCTAAGTCTTTTACTTTTATTTCCATTTAATTAAATTTTTACAAAGTTAAACAATATTTAGATTAATTTTTTAGCCTATCTTGGCTCAAACTCAGCTAGATCAAAACCATCTAAACTATCTTCGTTTGATTCAAAACTAATAGCAGGTAAATTATTTTTTCTCTGTTCTATTAATTTAGATTGCTCAGTAGACTGCTGGCTAATTCTTTTGTCTTTAGCTTTTTCTCTTTGATTCTCTCTTTCTTGCAAACCTGATTGCTCTAAGCCTTTTAACTGCATTTGAAATTCAAACTCTGTCTGCATAAGTTGTCGCTTAAGTTCAGCTTCGTTTTTAAGTTTTTCAATTTCAAAAGCCACATCAGCTTGCCTGTATTGAATCTTAGCTTGAGACTCCATTTGTATTTTCTGCATCTCACCCTGAGATTTAGCTTGCTGTGCCTGCATTTGCATTTGAGCCTGCATCTGTTGCTCTTGCATTCTTTGATCTTGTTCAGCCTCTTGTTTTTTCTTACGCTTAAGTTTTAAAAGTTGATTAGCCATTTTAAGATTATTAATCTCTCTAATGTCTATAGCATCTTCCAGGCTTATGTCTTTTTGAGATAATGCCATTTGAATATTTTGTTCTAGCATTGCTTTTTCTTCTTCGTCTGGAGCCATTTCTATAAAAATACCAAAGTCATACATATATAAATCTTTGATGTCTTCTAATATTCTTAAATTATATTTTCCAATTTGCATAGCAAATTCATCTTTAAAATCTGCATACTCTAAAATATCAGCAGTTCTAATTGATAAACATTCCGCAATAGTTCTTGTTACATATAAACTTCCTTGAAGAATATGTCTTGTAGCTGTGTTGGAATTTAAAGCTGCTAACTTTTGTACACCTACCAGTGAGTTAGGATCTGGTGTTGAACCATCCCTAGCTTCGTTTAGTCCAGTAACCGCTCTAATCATATCTAAATAATGATTATAGTTAGCAATAAGCATTTGCATTTTACTAGCCCCACTATTAGCGGTTAATTGCTGTATTGGCACTCTTGCGTTATTAAATTCACCATCTTGAGTATAACTTCTACCAACAACACTACCGGTTTGAAAATATAATCTTAATGCATCTTCAGGATTATAGGTGTTGCCTGTTCCTAGATCTACTTCATTTAAACCGTCTGCATCTATAAAGACACCATCTGGCACAACTCTTGACACCACTTGTTGTATTTTTAAATGCGTCATTTGTATTAGGTCTGCAAAAGGAATCATTCTTCTTACTAAAGATTCTAACCCTCCCTTATACATTCTTGGCGCTGCCGCAACGTAATTTGGCATAGCAAACTGATTTGAAGATTTTGGTCTTACCATATTTTCGGCTAATTCCCATTTTAATAAAATGTTCGTTCCCATAACCATAACACCATCATACCATACGTCAATCTTTTTTTCAACTCTTTCAAATTTACCCTCGTCCATCATTTCTTGTGGAGGATTAAATTGATCGTCTTTTTCTACAGTCTTGTAAGATCCGTCTGCTAATTTTTTTCTTTTATAAACAAATGAATGTGTTGTTTTATAGTTGAAATACATAAGAGTAGCTGTATCTCTATAAAACATACTGTTTTCATAAAATTGAGATGTGTTAAAATAATTGTACCACGATTGACTGTATTTGGCTATTTGATTAAGATCTTCATTTGTCAATGATGGATCTATTTTTATAAGCTCAGTCATCGGTACGGTTTTTATTTCTCCCCAATAAAAACAATCTTTAAAATACGGATCTTCTGTATAACTATATACTACATTAGCAGGATCAACATAATCTAATTTTACTCCAGCTCCTTTCAAAAACTCATGTTTAGTTATACCAATACCTATAGTAGCTAAGTCATAATCTACTCTACTCCTAATGTCGTCATAGTGATTTTCGGCCATTAAAGTATTGATAGCTTCTTCCTCTGCAATTTCAATAGCTGGTTTGTATTTCATATTCATAAACAGCTCCATTTCATCATCATCAGCAGGCAACTCATCTGGATTCATTGTAAAAGGATTTACACCAAAGTCTGTTTGTATTTGTTCAAATAAAGGTTTAGCTAATACTTCACCTTCAACCATTTCCTGAAATTCATTTCTTTTTTCAGCCGATAATGCGTCTTCTGCATAGGCTTTAACTTTAAAAAGTCTGTCAGACATTCCGTTTACTACAATGTCTACAAACTTTGGGATGATAGGTACTGGTGACCAGTCGAGATTCAGATAACTTAAATCGCCATCTATTGCTAATTCGTTTTTGTATTTTGCTACCGATTGCTCTCCTCTCGCATACAAACGTAATCTCATGAACTCATTCCATTGATTATAAAATCTACAGGAGCCATTATCTCTTCTAAACCATTCGTATTGTATTGCTTGACCAATCTGCAATCCATACTCCATAGTATCTTTAGTGGAGTCAGAAACAAATTGATCTGGAAATGCAGCAGCCTGTATATCTATTGTTACTTCTTTCATTTATTAAGTAATTGACTTACTGAGTTCTTGTTATTATATCTTGCAAAGTTAATGCTTATTTTTGATTGTTTTCTGATAGGTGTGTACAAGTGTTTTTGGTTTGCCATAATTGCTAATCCTGAGCTAATCGCAGCATCAAACTTAGTTCTGTTTGATATATCAAACTTAGCCCAATCTTCTAGTGTTCTTTGAAAATACATACTACCTATATCGTCTTTTTCTCTATAACTACCATCAAAATCTAATCCTACATATTTTTCAATATACGACTCAATAGCTGAGGCGTGAGATTGTTTAACATCTTCAGATGAATTAGGAATACCTCCTAACTCTCTTTCAGTCTTAGATAACTTATTATAAGTTTTATCTGGTCTATTTAAACAAAAGCCTCGGTATCCTCTATTTTTAAAATGATACAATAAACGAGGTTTATTATTTTCACATAATATTGGCATGCCATAAAAAACACAAGCCATTAAAACTTCTTCAAAAAATATTTCTGCCGTCTGGGGCCTTGCAATGTATTCTAAAAAAAATTCATTACTTGGCGCATCATCCATATTAAATTTTGTCATCCCATGCAAAGCTCCATTAGAACCTTTACCTACAACTACTCCTGAAATATCATACGAGTCACAACCAAATGAACCAATATGTTCGTTACCAGGATACATTTTTCCTCCCTTAACAATTACGTTATTTTGTAAAGAAGCTTTAGGGATGTAAGTTACAAAAAATCTTCCTCTTTTATTTGGGCTCCAAATAACCTTAGAATCTTTGATTCCGTTCTGCCAATGAAAAGATCCTTGCGTAGTGTAATGATTTAAATCAATAGAATCATTGTAATCTATTTGCTGGTATATTTTAGTTAAATTAAATAAAGACTGCTTGCTTTCATCTCTAAATGCATGCGACTCAGTCCTAGGAAACTGTCTGTAAAATTCATTTAATGCGTCAGGATCTGATGATAATGACTCAACTTCGTTTTGCCAGTAGTCTACAGCGCCTTGTGTAATCGGCTCATTGTCTATTCCTTTAATAGGTTTTTCTGGATTTTTAAAAACAGGCATTCCGTATTTGTCAATAAAACCTTCCATGTTCCATTCCATAGGAATAAACAAATTATATAAACCACTTTTTGTTTGTCCGTTGGAGTTTCTTTTTTTACAATCAGACGACTCAAATAAATCTTTAAAATTTCTACCACCTTTATCCAAAGCGTTTGATGTAGATCCCATCATACATTTACCTATAACCTTGCTACCTAGTCTCAAACATGTCTTTGTAACACGCCAGTTGTTTAAAATATTTTCTGGTCGTTCCCACTTCCCACTTTCATCGTGTAATAAAAGCTGTAACTTCTCACCATCATAACTGTTGTCAGATGTGTTTTTCCAGTCAATAGTTGTATCTAACCCTTCAAGCTCTTCTTCACTTACTGTGTACATATTCTTTTTAGTAATCTTGGATGCAGGCACACGATAAGCTAATTCTGTTTTCGGCTTATCCATACCATCTTGTATAGGTTTAAAAAAGAACGGGTAGTTGTTAGAAATAGGTACAATTTTATCTGTAAACATTTTCTTAGCATCCGCACCAGTTTTAGATAATATACCTATTCTTGAATCTTTAGTGATGGTAGCTGTATTGACTCCTTCACAAGAACTCATGAAAGAAAATCCTGAACGTCTTATTTTTAAATAACACATTCCAAAACTTCTTTTATCCGCCTTGCAGGCTTCCCAGAATATATAAAACAATCGATTAGCTTCTCTAAAATCAGGATGACCAACATCAATTTTTGTCCACTGTAAATACATATAATGTGTTCCCGTTATGTATGTTGGCACACCTTTGTTTAAAAACCAAAAACCTTCTTCTCTCCTATCAAACTCCTGTTCAATATAATCCACCCATTTGTTTTTAAATTGTGGAGGAGCTTCATGCCATTGAAATATAGATTGAATTCTTTTAAGATCTTTACTAATTTCTTGAGCTTCCCAGTATTGTTCTTCTTTATTTTTAGATCTAGAATAAACCTTACCTGGAGGTTTGGGTAATGCTATATGCAAACCATTTATATCTATAACCTGATCTATCTGTCCAGATTTTGATATTACAACAAAATTGTATTTTTCATTATAACCGTATTGCCAAGTGCGTGCTTTATTCTTGGTAGACAAAACATTTTTTGGAACTACTTTGGTTAGTGTAGTATATAAGTTATTTAGATCTTGATTCTGCAAATCCTTTAGGTGTATTATTTTTAGTTACATCTATACCCTCTAGTAATTGCTTTTCGTCTTCTAT